GTATAGGGGTCTCCTGCAAATAATTCATAACCTGTAGCCGCTAGTTGTCCACCAGCTCCGCCACCACCTGCAGCAAAAGAGTTAAAAGATGCACCACCGGATCCACCTCCACCAATTACTAAATATTGTAATGATATAACAGTTTTTCCTCCTCCAGCACCAAATCCTAAGACTTGATAACCAAAAGATTTACCTCGGGTTGATTTTTTTTTATTTGAACTCTTGCCTTCAACAGTAAGAGGTTGATTTAATTTGTCTCTCATATCTAAATTCCTTATGCGTCGTTAGCAGCGTCAGTAGTAAAGAATATTTTGATACCAAGAAGTCTTGCATCACCTGTAAAAGTATCTCCACCATCTGCTGCATTTCTTGAAAGTTGAAAATAAGTTTGTGTATCTACTGCTGCATCTTTAACTGTAAGTGCACCACTTACAGGTGAAACTTGTTGATCTTCAACTGTTCCTATACCTGCATCTGTAATAGCTACAACAGAATTATAAGCAACATCAATAGTTGCTCCATCTGCAACTGATACACCTTGTAAACCAAAAAGACAGTTACCTGTATTTGTATTACTTGGACTCCAAAATACTTGATAAGTTATTGTGCCTTCATTCCATGATTTAGGAAAAGCTATTGAAAATTGTGCAAACTCAGCGGTACTTGCATCAAAATCTAATACTTTCATATCAGGTCTTAAAGCTGTTGTTTCAACTTGTGCTGCTTCTGCTGGGTTAGTTGTAGATCCATACATTGCTGAAGCTGGAATCCATATAGTCTCAAGTCCTGCAATTTTAACCGCTGATCCTCCAGAATTAAAAACTCCTGTTCCTTTAGGATTTATATTAATACCAACGTTAGTTTCACCTGTTGCTGAAATAACTGGTCCAGTAACTCCTGTACCTGCGTTAGCTATAGTAATTTCATTAACTGCTGAACCTGTTGCAGTAAGATTAATTAATTCATTTCCATTAGTATCTAAAATGTTTGTTCCAATTTTAGGACTAGTTAAAGTTTTGTTTGTTAAAGTTTGTGTCCCTGTAAGAGTTACATCTCCAGTTGCCCCTACAGTTGCTTCAAAAACTCCAGTGTTTGTTGCAACACCATCAAGATAAATAAGTTTATATCCTTTGTCATCTGTTGCAAAAGTAACAGTTGCACCTGAACCAGATGCTGCTTTTATTTGTACTGTTTGTGCACCCGATGTACTATTTTTAATAATGTAAAAATTTTCTGTAAGTAAAGGAAAAGTTACAACTCTACTTCCTGTTATTGATCCTGTTAATTCTATAACTCTTTGTTGAGCAGTTCCTGTTAAAGCACCGTCTGCTATTGTTAAAGCTGTTGGCGTTCCTGAATCAGTTACAGCTTGAGAATTATATCCACCAGTTAATTGTTCAATTAAACTTAAATTTGCGTTTGTTTTATCTCCCCAAGTACCAGCGTTTTCACCGGTTGCCATTAGCTCTATGCCAAGATCAGTATATGTTGATGCCATAATTTTGTACTCCTAAATTAGTTAATTTATATATTTTATTTGTTATTAAGTCAAACATGTTTAAACGGTTTTTCTAGTATACCCGGTACTATCTTTAGGTGTTTTTCTTGAATATCCAGTGCTAGTTTTAGGTGATAATCTTCCATAATATTTAAGAATTAATTTATCCGAATTAACAGTCGTAGTAGCTGTTTGACCTAACCCATCTAAACTAGCTATAGATAATTGAGTTGTAGTTAAAGATCCAATTGCACTTGTAGATGATACGCCAGTTAAAGTAGCTCCAGTTATATTTGAAATAGTTACAGAACCAATTGAAGATGTAGCAGATAAACCTGTTAAAACTGCAACAGGGTTTGATGTAATAGTAACACTACCTATTGCTGTCTGTGCAGACAAACCTGTTACACCCATTACATCTGCAGGAGATATACTTCCTACTGCACTAGTAGCTGATAAACCCGTAAGACCCATTACATCTGCAGGAGATATACTTCCTACAGCTGTTTGAGCTGATAATCCTGTAAGAGTAAGAGTATTATCTACAACAATTGCTAACGAACCAGCAGCTGTTTGAGCTGATAAACCTGTAAGACCCATTACATCTGCAGTAGTTAAAGCTCCAACAGAAGATGTTGCGGATAATCCTGTTAAATTAAATACAGCTGATTCAACAGTACCCCAACCATTTTCACCCCAATCTAAAGTACCCCATCCAGGTTTGATTGCTACAAAATCATTTGGAATATTTACTGAAGCTGTTGCAGATAAAGCTGGTAAAATTACATCAATTGCTGACTCACCCCAGTTTTCAAAACCCCAAGTATCTCTACCCCAACCTGTTTCATTAAAAGGAATTACATCTCCTAATGAAGATGTTGTTGATAAACCAGAAAGACTAACTTCAACACTATCTTGACTGCCCCATGAGTTTTGATTCCATTGAAGCATACCCCATGTATCAGAGGCTACAGTGTTAGCTTGTCCACCCATTCCTGAGTGAATAGAACAATAATAATATAAAGTTGGTGCTGAGGCAGCAACAGTTATTTGAACTTGTGTTGAACTATTTACTGTTACGCCTGTTGTATATTCACTTCCAGAATTGTGTGTACCATCGGATGTTGTAGAAAACCTAAATGGGTGAGCTGAAGGATAATTAAATATATAAGTATAGCCTTCTGCAAGATTTATAGTGTCTTGTAAAACTCCATCTATGTAATATCTATTACCAGCACCTGGGTCGGAGACTGTTACTGTAAATGTTCGGATTGCCGACATAAGGATTTACTCCCTATGCTATCTGAACGATTGCATTACCTGCAGTTTGAGCTGGAAATTGAACTGTGAATGTACCACTTGTTACAGTTTTGTCTGCACCAAAATTAATTGCACAAACACTTCTGTTTGTTGTAAATCCTGTAACTGCTGTTGAATTATAAATTAAACAACCTCTTGCTGTAAACGTAGCTGAAGTAAAACTAACATCATTAAATTTAACACATGCTGTGTCACCAGATAAAACTGGATCAGCTGATGGTGTTAATGCTGATCCACCTGCAGTGTAACCAGTGTTTGAAGAGCCGCCATCAGTTTGACTTTGACTGACTTCAAGTGTGTTAGTTGGAACTGCGTTAGCTGATGAGGGAGCTGTGTAAACAGTTGTTGATTTACTTAATGAGGCTGAGTCACTTGAAAATAAAGCTATTTTATATGCGTTACCTGTTGGTGCACCACTAGCATCATTAAAGTTGTGACCACCTTGTAAAATTTCTACTTTGAACGAATTACATATTGCCGATGTTATTGTCATAAATTTTTTCTCCTATTACTGAGGCGCTGACTCGATTGGTATTCTTATTGTTCCATCCGTGTAATCGTCTCGTCTTCTTCTTCCAACTTGCATTGCTGCAAACTTTTGTAGTTCAGTTTTATATCTATTTTCATATAGTGTCAACATGTCTGTTGGACCTTTTAAAAACATATATGCTTCTACTAAACATGCATATAACAAGCCTTGTGGAAAGTAATTACTTAAATATGTATTAGAATTACCATCACTACCAGAACCTAATCCTACAGGCATTGCATTATAATGTATAATATACTTATAATTAGCATCTGGTGTAGGCGCTATATATATAGCTCCAGAAGTTGCTGTGCTAGCACCTGTTGTTGCACCACCAAACATTGAATAGTATTTAGGTAATCCTGTTACATCTTGTGCCGCTGCTCCTCCAGAAGTACCTGTTAAATTACCAACATATTCTGACATAAAAGTTTGATCACGTTTTTCTAACCATATTCCTTGACCATTAGTGTTTGCTGTTGATTCATATACTTCTATACCTCTAACAAATAATAATTTTGTAGGCATTGTAATTGTATTAAAATCTGTTGCAAACTGAGCTTCATCTTGAACTCTATCTGAGTCCATAGGAAGATCTAAATTAATTCTGTTTTGTGCAGCCATAATAAAACCATCTAAAATAGTTGTAGTAAATACAGTGGACCCAACTTCAGTGTAGTCTTGAATAGCTTGTTTTAATGTAGTGTAAGTATAACTTGTAAGTCCTGACATAATTAAGCTCTATCATTTACGGGTCCAATTGTACACTGAAAACCGCCTCCTGTTGCTGTACTTCCAGCATTAGATACTAAAGGCACTGTTATAGAATTAAATTGTTGTTCTGTTGCTTGTGTTCCGTTTGGTAATGTAGGACCAACTTCTACAGTAGTTGCAATTGCTGTTGCTAAATATGATCCAAAAACTTTTGCTCCTGTAGCATGAGTTGTTGCTGTAGTATTAGATGGAGTTATTCCTCTAAACGGTGCAGCTGTGCCTCTTGTTAATCCAGATAAAACTCCTGTGCCGGTATTGTTTCCTGTATATTGAATTGTTTCATTTATGTATCTTCCAAAAGTTGCACTAGTTGTATCTTGATCTACTTTTTCTATTACAATAAAACCAGCATTTGGAAATGCTGCAGAACTAGTTAAAGTTAAAGTGTTAACTGTATCATTAATTGCACCATTTAGAGTTGTCTCTAATTCTAAAGTTGCAATTGCAACACCCCCTACTATTTCTTTAACAGATTGAAATCTAACATGAGACGTTCCTTCATTAATTTGATTAGAAGGATAAGATACATTTAAAGTTTGAGATCCACCTGTTGTAGTAAATGGATTGTTAGGTAAAATATCTTGTACTGGAAACTCTACTCTTGCAGGTCTTGCATGCATCAATCCCTGTGGATCAGCTCCTACAGGATGTGGTTCTAATTGTGGTTGTTTAGGTTCAAATTCAGAGTTATGCACCCATGCACCAGTCCATTCTTTAACCATTTCTCTATATGGAAAAGCTGCACCTGATCTGTCAGATATTGCTAATGCTCTACTACCTTTTGCGAATCTAGCCATTATACATTTGGATAGTATGTTTTCGGAGTAATAAATGTGCTAGCTGGAGAACCATCTTCTGATAATGCTCTTGCTAATTCATCCTCGTACAACAACTTCATCTCCTGTGTTCGTTGTGGTACAAACTTCATAGATAAGTAATATGATAATCCTGAAATCATGCATGGTACAAATCTAAAAGG